AGAATATTAACAAATGGTCAGGAACTGTACCAAAAAATACGAAGATAGTTCCTTCAGAAGTTAGTGGTGTGTTTCCTTTAACTAGATTACCAGTTAATCTTAAGCAACCTAATATAATAAAAGATGTATCTAAGAAATCTTATAAAGCCGTAGCAGAAGTAGATGTTGATGCCTTGAATTTTGCTAGAAGCTATCTTCAAAGTATATTACCTAGATATGTCAAGGTGACAGAGAAAGAAGTAGTATTAGGAACAGAAGATACGTCCAGAATAGATAAGAAAACTTCTAGTGGCTTTGGTTTTCCTTTGAGCAAGGAGAATTACTTAGATTATGATAAAGGATGTTATAGCCCCGAATTTGCTCAAATAATTAATAATATTAAGAAACAAGTATTGGAAGGTTGTATAGATCCAGCACACATAATATATGTGGAGACCTTAAAAGATGAGCTTCGAGATGCACATAAGAAAGATAAACCTCGTTGTTTTAAAATGTCACCTTTGGGTCTAACATGCATAGGTAGAGAATATTTTATGAATTTAATGGAAGATGTAAAAAAGGACAGATATTCAAATGGTATAATGATAGGAATAAATCCTTTTGAAGAGTGGGGAAAATTATACTCGATAGCGGCAAAATTTGATAATAATTGTAATGATGGAGATTATGGTGAATGGGATGGGTCTATGATGACTCAGTTTCAAACTATGGTAGCTGAAGTTATGGAAAGTAAATTTGATGGAGAAGAAAATGATTTGAAGGTATTGAATTTTTATTTAACTACTCTAATTAGCTGTGTTACAATAAATATGAATGAACTTTTGGTTACTACTCATAGTATGCCATCTGGATGTATGTTAACAGCGTTCTTTAATTGCTTGATCAATAAAGCTTATGGAGCTTATATATACTATAAATTAATGAAAAAAGAAAAGATTAGACCGAGTGTAGAACATTTTATTTTGAATTATTTTTCTTGCGTTTACGGTGACGATATATTAATGTTTGTGAGAAATGAGATCAAACATATTTTAAATGGTGTTACATATAAAGGTGAGTGTGAAAAGTTAGGATTGAAATTTACGACAGCCGATAAAGTGTCGGATATGGTTGAATTTAAGAAGATAGAAGACTGCCAATTTTTGAAGAGAAGTTTTAGGTTTGA